ATTTGAATGTCAACAATGCGGACATCACCACGTTAGCGTGCGCATTGCTTGAGAGGATGTATTATTGTAAAGTGAAGGGGGAGTTTGTCGCCCCCCCGTCGGTGACAACCGATATATATGACACTCGTCTTGGCAGCTTTCGCTCCGAGGTGTGCAGAAAGGTTGGGCAAGCCGCCCCGGTTTCCCTCGGCCAAGTGGTCGAGATGTATCAGGGCCGTAAGCGAACCATATATCTGAACGCCAAGGAGAGATATGAGCTGCTAGGCTGGTGTAAGACATATCCGTGGTTGAAAGCTTTCGTGAAAATGGAAAAGGTCAACCCGGATAAAGCTCCTAGGTGCATACAACCTAGGGATCCCGTTTATAATATTTGCCTTGCCACTTATATCAAGCCACTTGAGCATAGGGTCTACAAAGCCATTGACAAAGTCTTTGGTGATGGGCCAACTGTGATCAAGGGTTACAATGTTGAGCAGGTGGGCAGAATAATGCGTGGAAAGTGGAACAGCTTCAACCGGCCAGTGGCAATTGGTTTGGACGCTGTGAAATTTGACATGCACGTGAGTAAGGAGGCGTTGGAGTGGGAACACTCAGTTTACAACCGTATATATAGGTGCAAGAAGTTACGCACAATGTTGAGACATCAAATATACCAACGCGGTGGCGCTCGGTGTAAAGATGGTCACCTATCATATAAGGTAGTTGGAAGGAGGGCAAGTGGAGACATGAATACTGCACTCGGCAATTGTCTGCTGATGTGTGGTTTGGTGCATGCCTATGCGGCAGAAAAGGGAGTGAAAGTGAAGCTTATGAATAATGGTGATGACTGTGTAGTTATGATGGAAAGCGAGGATGAACACGTCTTCTTGCGATCTTTAGACGACTGGTTTTACCAAATGGGGTTTAGGATGACAACGGAGAAACCGGTGTATTCTTTGCCTGAAATTGAGTTTTGCCAGATGCGACCTATAGAGTATGGTGATAATCAGGTTATTATGGTTCGTAATATCAATGTTGCATTACGCAAAGACACATTGATCACAGTGGACGTATCTACCGAGAAAACACTCAAAGCATGGATGACCGCTGTTGGAAAGGGTGGGCTGTCGCTAACTGGCGGCATTCCCATCATGCAAAATTTCTACAGGCGGCTGATTGCTTTGGGCTGTGGTGTGGTTAGCAAAGTTGCTACCCAACTCAACCAAAACTCAGGCATGTATCTTTTAGGGGTTGGAATTGATAGACATTTTGTAGAGCCCACTGCTCAAGCGAGATTGAACGTGTTCAGGGCTTGGGGCATAACGCCCGATCAGCAGGTTTCGCTCGAGCATTATTATGACGCTTATGAGTTTAACCATGGATCGGCAGTGGGTGTCGATAGTCATATAAATTACAATACCATCTTTCATGTACTATCACGGTAACTATTGTGGCCCTGGCTGGTCCAATGGAGAGTATCAAGCTTCAGTGGTTGGCAATATGCCAGGCACTGATGAATTTGATGATACTTGCAGGTTGCATGACGCAGCCTATGCACTCGGAATGGATTTGAACGAGGCAGACGATGTGTTTGTCCGTTCCAATAAGTTCAAGGGTGTCAAGCGATCGGTTGCTGCCGCAGCGGTCGCTCTCCAAAGGCAGTTTAGGGCCTTCGATAGTTTTAGCAATCCACCAAATTCGAAAACTATAATGCCAAAATTGAACAAAAACGCCCTTAAGAAGGGAAATTTGCGGGGGACCAACATGTCCTCCAACTCGGCGCCGGGCAGGCCAAATGGGAATTCCACACAGCCCAATAAGATCACGCAAATGAATATTCCAGCAGCATCAGGCTATCAGTTGGGACAATTCAAGCCAATCACACGCAGAAACGGCAACACTATTGTCGTTTCAGGGCGGGAGTTTGGATGCACGGTCAATGTGGTGAACAACTCCAGCTTTGGGGTATCCGGCATGTGTCCTTTGACACCTGCTCTATTTCAAAGTGCTGTGTTGGGTGCACATGCTAAATGTCACGAAAAGTACCGCTTTAAGTCCATTGTAGCGCGGTACATCCCTGCGGTGCCAACTAGCGCCCAGGGACAGGTCATGTTGCTGTCCTCCAAGAATTTGAACATGCCGTTCATTAACTCCGCTACCTCTAGCTTTCTGGCCAGAGGGTTGACGCAAAGCAATGCCATTTTGACACCAATATGGCAGGCTGCGACCACTGATGTCACTTGTGACAACACATGGCGCAACGTTGATTTTATATCGGAGCTTGATTACGACGACAATATCATGGAGGAAATTCAAGTTTACGGATGGTCCGACACCACATTGGTTGCCGGGTCATTATTGATTGACTATGAGATCGAATTCGTCGACCCAGTCTATCAACCGCATTCTTCAGCAATCCCAGACTCACTGGGGCCATGCACCTTCGTGACTGCTGCCGACGACACCGCGGTTAATGCTGCTTTAGATGCCATTGTCCTCACTCAGACTGTTCTGACAGGCTATGGCAACGGCACAATTTTCCGCATGGTGTTCCGGCAGTCTGCAAGCTCACTCCCTACGGGTCCCGCTACATGGGGAGCCGTTGCCCAGGTTGCCGTTTGTGGTGCGCTCACGAGCACCACCGTTGGTGTGACCACTACAGACATGACCCTTGCTGAGGGTACCATCCTTTTTGGTTTGGTGCGCGGCAGTAGTTTGGTTTTGTATTCAACTCTCCCCAATGCCAGAAGTGGCTCAACTGGGGCGATTGTATACAAATCTGCTACTACTGTAGTAGGATCATGGTATTTTATGGCTCACATCGTTGCTATCGGAGCGGCCCTTATTGGGACGACCCAATAGTAACATGGGTCGATCAAATCGACATCGCGGCAGTAGCCGCAGAATCGCCACAATGATGATTGAGGCGTCAGCAAGTGTACGTTGGTTTTTCCAGCGCTTCTCTTGCAAAATTAGGTTCTCTAACCGTAGAGGAAAATAAAGTAAATAAAAATATGTATGTTAGTGTTTGTACAGTATTGTGTAGTGGTGGAGAAGAGGGAGTGATAGTGGCTTAATTGCATTAAGTGTCAGTAGCGTTTTAAACGTAACAAAGGTTGGTAGCCTTTGGTCACTCCTAATCCATGCAACGATCTACTCGATGTGTGCTATGTTTATATTTAAGCGGTCCAGAATTTAGTTTAGCAATAGTTGCAACGTATTTGCTGTAACATCCAAGGGTCCGGCAATCCGGACACTCTCACGCTTCGCTAGCGTGGGTTTTAACCTCCACCTCGGTGGAGTGGCTCCAGGTCTCTAGGTAACTAGGGGGGCTGCCGTGGGAGCTTAGCAAACAATAGCT